AATGCTGTAAGTTGGAGTTCTGGCTCAAGAGATATATTTTGTACATTGCCTGGATCTAAAGCTGTTTTTAAAGATGGAAGCGATAATGTCAATGGAACTTTTGTTGGAAATATAACTGGTAATGTAACGGGTAACGTGAGTGGTACAGCCGCTACAGTAACAGGTGCAGCTCAAACAAACATTACATCTGTAGGCACACTAACTGGATTAACAACATCTGGAACAATAAATTTATCTCAATCAAGCGGTACTGCTATAAAAACAACAG